TCACAAGCGAGCCCGCCGTATTGAGCGGATCCAGGACGTTGAACGTTAGCTCCAGCTCGTGATATTGCTCCGGTGGAATGGGTTCCTCGGGCTTAATACCGTCACACAACACCGCCAGGGCAGAGATGCCATAGACGCGGCTTAATGCATGCGTATTACGGATCAGCGTATCGGCGCCGACATCACCTAGCTTGTCCCACTCCTTCTTGAAGGCCTCGATCAGATCCTCTTCCGGTGCACCCGTGATTTTTATCTCGCGTTGCTGACTCTGCGCCCGCTTGATCGGGCTTTCCGCCATCTTCGCGCCCAGCGGGTGATACGTGAAAATGGTCTTGCATAGCTCATACGACGGCGCTGTACCCGGAACGATATCGTCAGCCGCCAGCATGCGCATGAGGGCAGTGGACACATTGCCCTGCACGCCAAGCCATGCCTGGCCCTCGTTGTCGTCGTTATCGCTCATGCGTCAGTAGCCGTCCGAGTCACCAAGACTGATGGCGACGCCGTATGTAAAGGTATCCAACAAGTCCCGCGGCCCATCCTTTTGACCTGGACGGAATCCGCAGACTTGCGACAAGAAATGATTGCGTGACTGACCTTTGTGGATCACCGTTTTCTCATACGCATAACGGCTGATCTTTGTCTTGCCTTGATACACATGCGGCGATGCCGAAAGGGCTCTCCCTTCCTTGCCTTGCGCCGTTAGGGCGCCGTCAATGGCGTAAACCGGTAACCCGGCTCGCTGCCCTTGTTGGATGAGGACGATACCGCTGGCTTTGTCCTCCACCCAGATGCCAAGACTTCCTTGGCGTGCCCAGGTAGCGCGCGCCAGTTCCTCTAGCCGTTCGTTAACCTTTGGCAGCCACTCCTCAAGGAGGGCGCCTTCAATCTGCACCACATCCCAATCAAGGATGGTGAGAGGGATGCCATAGAACTTATTGACCGCGTAAAAGGTGACAGCCGTTCCATCATGTTGGGCGCCATCCTTGAACGCTGTATCCACCACTGCAAAGACTTGATCGCATCGCGTCGGATAATCGACTGGCGAACCGTCTTGCAGAAGGATGGCTTCGGTGAAGAAGCTATCCCCGGCACTGGCATCCCAATCACCATAAAGCCATGCCTGGACGAGCCAAGGTGGGCCAGATGATTTCAGGCGATCGATGTATGTCGGATCGGCCTGCAACAACTTCTGATTGTCAGTCACCCGTGAAGGAATGAAGACACGATGTACACGCCGTTCCGCATCGAAAAACGGCGTTAATGGCTTAGCCGGCAGAATGTACCGCTCTTTAAGCCATTGATGCCCGACACCGCCCGGATTCGCCGATCCTCGCGAAACGCAAGGGACGCCATGCGGCGAACGCAAACAGGCGCGGAGCTTGTCTATTGGATCAGGATTGGGCCAGTTGCCTAGCTCGTCCCAGCCTTCCCATGTGTATTGATGCCCTTGGTAATGGTCTGCATCTTCGTCACGCTCAAGCCAGCGAAGCTTTAAGCGTGATCCACATGGGAATATCCATGTCTTCGTTCCCGCCACCCAATGAGCCCCAAGGGGCGGGAACATCTCTTTGCTGCGCTGGATGATCTCTTCCAGCTGCGGCGTGGTGCGTCGAAAGATAATGCCGCGGCCATGCCCATTGCTCCGGCTCGCATGACCAATCCAGTCACCAAGCAAGGCGTCCGATTTGCCACCACCGCGCGCCCCACCAAAGAGAATGTCTTCAACAGGGCATGTCAGCAGTAGCGTTTGCGGACCAGCCTGTGGCGCCCAAACTATTCGTCCTTCTGGATCTGTGATGAACTCTGCGCTGCTTGAGTCCATGCTTCCATCCCCTTGGCTTGCTCGGGTATTACGGCATAGCCGGTGGGTCGGAAAGAGCCGTCGCTATTCGTTAGATCGGTCGATTGCTGCGCCTGTCCATAGCCGCGATTCAATAGCTCTTTTGTTGCCGCTACCTGAGCCGCATGAGGTGCATCATCGTTCTCCATGATCGAGACAAGGCGCTCAATGGCTCGCTCGCCATACTGCTGGGCAATAGCTTTGATGTCTGCGGTGCTTTTATTGGGCTTCCCTTTTCTGGAGCCACCACCTGTTTTCTGTCCTCTAGCCATCACATTTATCGCACTTCATCGCATTTTGTGATTAGTGACCCTTCCAACGCCGCCATTCGACCCAGCCGATCAATCCGAATACTGACGACACAGGGATGGTCCAAGCTGATATCCATAGCGCGCGGAGTAAAAATTCCATAGCTCATGCCACTAGGGCTTGGATGACCCGATCAATGCTGTGATCGATGGGATTATCGATGGGCTCTGCGGCTTGTCCGATCTGAGTTAATGGACCAGGCAGGGTTAGACCCATGGGCACCTCGGTCACGATGTCATGGCCGTTACGGGTGGCGAACCATGGAACCTGCTTGGCTTGCAATAGGTTGGCCAGCGTATCGTCACCGCACATCCGCGGTGGCTCGAAGGCATAGACTGGAATGGCGACACCTCGTAATGCCCATACGCCGGCATAGGCAATAGCCATGGCGGCACCAAGGCTATGTCCCACTATGGCGCTTGGACGCTGGATTGACATACACGCCGGCAGAATGGCTGCAAGCGCATGCCAGAAGCCGCAATGCAGTTCGCCTAAGCCTTCGACATGCACCGTGGCGATATCGAAGTCTGCCATCCAGGATTCGATGTCATCGCTACCCCGGAACACATGCACGTCGCCATAGACATGCATCCGCGAGGCGCTATCCACCTTCCCTACTGTGGGCGCATCCGTATAAGCGCGTTTGGCCAGGAGGGCGTAGTCGATAGGATTCATCGCGGCGTCACCGCATACACGTTTTGGCGATGCTTGCGACGCCCCACGATAAAGAGCGTCCATGTCTCGCCCGCGAAACCCGTAGGAATTTCGAACGAGTGAATGGCTTTGTGTGACCGCACCACAATCGATCCAGGCTTCAGCAGTCGAACACTCCATGGTGTGCGTTCGATAATCCGACCGCGCAAGCAGATTGTGATTGACCACCGAGGTAGGTCATGAACAGCCTCGCGTAGCTCCGGGGCCATGTTCCATTGATGGACAAAAGCATTGATAGGCCTCCACCACGGCATTTTGTATGGCCGTTGTGGAAACTCTTCCTTATGTTTATCCCATATGAAATCTGGCCATTCATCAGGCCACAGGAATTCGAAACGATGAAACAGGAAGTCGCCACCGAACGTCACCACAGGAATGGGCGCGTGACCTTTCGCCTTCGCTCGGCTGACCGCCCATGCAGTGAACGCTTCAAGAAGCGACTTCACGGCTTATCCGTACTCGCCGCTGAAGCTGGGGCTGCCTGCGCCGCCTTCACCTGAGCCTCAACCACGCCGACGACACCGGCAGCGGTCTCTACCAATACCAATGCAGCCTGTACCTGCGTCTGTTGCACCGGCGGGATGGGCAACGATCCAGCGAGATAAGCAAGCGCTGGCAAGCCGGTCTGTATCAATGCTTGAATGCTGGATGTGTCCACGGCGGGAGCTGCTGATGCGCCATTGCATACCTTCGTCACGACAGCATGGGCTATCGCTAACTGCGCATCAGCCTTATGGCCCAAAGCCGCAGTCGCCGGATCGGCTTCCAGTGCTGCATTCAGAACGACAAACTGGCTATGCACGAGATCCAACTGCGGGCAAGCGATGGTGGCGATCTGCTTCGGCGTGAGCGGCTGAGGCTTGATGCCACAGCCTGTCAGGGATGCGCATACGCCCAAGCCAATAAGTACCACCACCAGCGTGGCAGCCAGTGCTTTGAGGAATTTCATGAGATTACCCTTGATTGGATTCGGGCTTGTCTTGCGGAACCGAGACGGACACGGCCGGCAATTGGGCTTGCTTCTGGCCGGTTAGCAGATATCGGACCTGGGGGTCCGAAAGGAAAAAGAGAACGACACTAGCACCGGCCGATACAATCTCGGCACCTTTAGCAAAATCCCCTTGCCACTTCGATGCGAAAAGGCTGGCGAATACCATGGCATAGCCATAGACGCTCGATTTCTCATTGAGCTTGGTGGCGATGCGCTGCACGAATGCAAAAGCCTGAGGGCTCATCTTAGGCATGATCAGTCACCGTACCGCCCGCCACAATGTATGCGCGGCGTAGATCATTTAATTGATTGATATGCTGCCCAGCCCTGGAGCCAGGAAGACTTGCCCACTGGCCAGAGGCTATCGAAACCGCCTGATCAAATCGGCCGGCGCCTATGTGCTCGATCGCGCCAATCTCAGTCAGCAATCCGATACATGCGAGATCCTGGCAAAGAGGACTGAAGCTATTCAGCCTAAGCTTCTGCGCGAGGTTGCTCCATGTCGGCCAGATGAACTGGTAACGGCCGGCCGCAGTGCTATCCAGCTTCTTGTCTAGGATATGCGGGTGCTTCGCGTAGCTCTTGAACAATATGGGTACTTCAGCCGTAGCGCCCACTAGGACGTCATAGCCATTATCTGACTTCGCCAACAAGTCCCGACCGATCTCGCTTACCGCAATGGTATCGAGAAATGCGCAGACGTTCTTGCCGCCCGCTGCGTCAGGAGTTATCCGCGGCATCTTTGCCTTTCCATTTATGCCAGTGCCGAATGCATTTCTCGACGATCAAGAACAGTGTGTAAACCAATGCAGCCAAAGAGGCCCATTCCTGAATGGTCCAGCCTTGAAACGTCGCCCACGCGAACGAAAAGGCCATGACGCCGTTGAGGTTGTCCCAATGATTCAAGCGCATAGCCCCTGTCCGTTATTTCGCCGATTGAGGACCGCGCTTGACGGTCTTCTCAACGTTTACCCAATTCAACGTGTCTTTGCGAAGCACGAATAGACCACCATCACGGTTCTGCACAGCAATGGCACCAAACTTTTCCAGGAACTCGGGCATGTCTTCGATGTAGACGTCGCCATCGCCAAGAACTTCGGGTTCGGCGTCGCGCTCGACTTCTTCCGTCATGCGGCCACCATTTGCGACGAGACACGCACGCGTCCCACCTCACCGAAGCGCTTGCTATAGGTAATAACCTGGGCATCACGTCCAGACATCCACCCACCGCGGCTCGCGAAGGCATCCGGTGCTGCCAAAGTGCGATGCTGCTCCACGATCATCAGATTGGTTTCCTTGATGTCGATGTGGTGCATGTGGCCCATATGGGCATAGGCGTACTTCGTGCGCCCAAACACTTCGCGGAACTTGGCCGCAAACACCGTATCGATGTCGCCTGGCTTGCGCTTATGTCCGTGGTGGTAGAACAGGGCTGTTTCGCCATGCTCCACGCAGTAATAGGGGTCTGGCGACACATCAACTGACACACGCGGCTCGTTTTCATAGATCGCAGCCAGCCATTCCCGCAGCCAGATAGAGCTGGCAGGGTCATGGTTGCCTTCGGCCATGATTACGATGACGCGTTGGTGCTTTTCTAGTAGCAGGCCAATCACACGACGAATCACACGGATGGCCACGCGCACTAGCTTCTGAAAGCGTGTATCGGCATCCAGCAGATTCTTATGGGCCGGCGTTACAGCATCCAACCCATCCCAGTGAAGGAAATCTCCAATCTGGGCGAAGACGCCGATGTCTGCTGGCGGCGCCATGGCGATCGCTTCCGAAAACCAGTCGACCAGCATCTGCTCGGCAATACCAAGGTCCCAATCCGCGCCCGTCTCCTCCCCCCATGCAAGCATCCCGAGATGGAAATCGGTGATCGTGTATTGGTTAAGCAAATCGCCCACCGTTTTACAGGTAGGTCTGCGGGCTTTCTCCCGCGGTAGCTTTTCGGCCACAGCGGCTACTGCCGCCTCAAACATGGCCTTCTGCTTTTCCTGATCCGCTGTCGTCTTGACCCACTGCATCACGGTTTCACCCGTGCGCAAGTCGGTCAGTGTGGACGTACCCCGCAGCTTTATGCCTTCCGGCAGGTTATCCGGCTGCGTCAGCGATGGTGCTGGAACCGCAAACGTCTTGCCGCATGCAAGGCACTTGGCCCGGCCACATCCATTCTTGATAGCCCCTTCCGCCCCGCAACGCAGGCATTGCATCAGTTAAACGGCCCGAAGCCGTCCTCTGTTGCGATCGATGCGTGATGCACTTCAACCTGTGGGTTGATCTTTCCGAATGAAACCGTTGAGTTGATCCTGGCATTCCTCGGCAGAGGAGCGCCTTCGTCCCGCTCAAGCTCTTCCTGCAGCATTGCCAATGCCCGCCATGCCACCTTTGCGCTGTGCCGGATGCCATCCGAGTCCAGTAGGCCGCGATCGATCAGGTGCTTCACGATCTTGTTCGCATGATCCGTGGACTTGTTGCGCGCCCAATGCATCGGCTCGCCGGGATTGTGCTGCTCGTTCGCGGCCTTCGATAGCCGCGCCACTTCAGCCAGTGCATTCGGGAAGTAATCCAGAAGGCCGTCAACCATCGGATATTCGTTCCGGGTCTTGGCATCAGTGGAGAGCGATCCAGCCATGATTAAATACCGGTGCGATCATTCACGAGGCATATCCTCAATGGGTCCGGCGCCCACCGAAGTGGGGCTGCGTCAGTGCGGAGACAGACGGCCGGCTCAAATGGCGCCGATGGTGCCCGCAGAGGCGGCTCCTTGCCGCCTAGCGCATCGGCATAAAAAAGCCCCACCAACTGGCAGGGCTTCAGATTACTTTGGC